ATTCTCAGACATAACTAATTTTGGTTTATTAGATCACGATGGTGCTTGGGCGGTTAGAACTCGAACAGGTACATCCCCGTTAATGTTATACTGTGATAATAACCCTGAGTTTTATGTTTACACATCATACACATATTCACCCGGCTCGTCTAGAGCGCCTGTATTCTATGACCATAATAATACAGCCTATTATTTAGATCCATCTAATACTGGTATATCAGTAAAATTAGCAGGACACGTAGAATGTGATAGTTTGTACCTAAACAACGCTTCGTCATTATATTTTGCACCAACTTATTTTGGTCAAAGAATAAAAGCAAACTGTCAAGGGCTTTTAGTGCAGGAAGGCTCAACCTACTATGCTGTGTATGCTTCTGCATTTTCTGTTCAATCGGATTATAGATTAAAGAGTAATATTGTACCTTTAGATAATGCTATTGATAGGTTAAAACAAATTTCGGTTCATAGATTTAATTGGAATGACAAATTAAACGAACCTAAAGTAGATGGATTTATAGCACACGAGCTTTCAGAGGTAATACCTGAAGCGGTTCTAGGTGAAAAAGATGCAATAAAAGAAGATGGAACACCTGACTATCAAGGTATAGATCAATCTAAAATAGTACCTTTGCTGACAGCAGCATTGCAAGATGCAATAACAAAAATAGAACAATTAGAAACAAGAATACAAACACTAGAAAATAATAATTAAAAACAGAAACAATGAACATTACTTACGATTGGAAAATCACGGCTTTAAAGAAAGCGCCAACACTAGACGGATTGTCTAATGTGATTACACACATTAAATTTGATTATACCGGTACTGATGCGGAATCTGGAGAGTCACACACATTTAGTGGAGCTTGCCCTGTAGGAGCACCATCTGCTGAAAACTTTGCGAGTATTGAAACATTAACTGAAGCTATGGTTATCGAGTGGGCAAAAGCAAATCACCCTGTAGATCATATGAATGAAGTTATTGAAAAAGGTATTAAAGCTAAGGTTGTGCCTACTAACGAAGACGTAACAGAATTAGACTGGTTAGCAACAGAAGAACCAGTAGAGCCAGAAATAAATACAGGGGGAGACGACCCTGTAGCTGAAGAGTAATTTTTACACAATTTGTGTAATAATAACTTGTATAGCCGCTAATAGGCTTTTTAATAAAATTTAAATATAATAAAATGGAATTTAATAACCCAAGTGAGATTGTTAAAACACTCACATTCGGAAGCGAAGCTAAAGAACAAATAGTACAAGGCGTTCAAAAATTATCAAACGCAGTAAAATCTACGCTAGGAGCGTCGGGTAAATGCGTAATATATGAAGACGCTTTAGGAAGACCGGTGATAACAAAAGATGGTGTAACCGTTGCGGAAAGCGTAGTCTTATTACATCCGGTTGAAAATATAGGAGCAACACTAATAAAAGAAGCAGCAAGCAATACCGTAAAAGAAGCAGGAGACGGAACAACAACAGCAACTGTGTTAGCAAACGCTTTATTACAAAAAGCAAATGAGCAATTAACAGATACAGAAGTTAGAGAGCTTAAGCAAGGTATTGTAAGCGGTGCTTCTAAAGTTAGGAGCTACCTAGATAAAATAAGTATAGAAGTTGAAGGTGAAATGCTTAAACAAGTTGCAGCAATTAGCTGTAACAACGATAAAGACTTGGGCGATAAAATCGGCGAGGCTTATGAAAAGGTTGGAAAGAACGGTGTAGTGTTAATGGAAGAATCTGAAACAAACGAAACTTACGTAGATTTTGTAGAAGGTGTTCAATTTGATTCAAAGTTAAAGTCACAGCATTTAGTAACTGACAAAGATAAAGGTATAAGTGTTTTAGACAATCCTTACGTACTTATTGTATCTTCTCCTATACCTAATATCAGAAGAATACAAAACGTCTTAGAACACGTTATAAAGAACAAAAGAAGCTTATTAATAGTATCTGAAGTAGAGCAACAACCATTTGCAACTTTAGTAGCTAATAAAGCAAAAGGAAATATAAAAGTAAATATAGTAGATCCTCCAGGATTTGGACCTACTAGACAACAAACAGTTGAAGACTTGGCTATACTAACAGGAGCTACAGTAATAAACGAAGAATTAGGTGATGATTTAGATTTAATAGATCCTTCAGTATTAGGTCAAGCTATTAAGTCTGTTACAGATGATAAAAACACTGTGTTACAAGTTGAGCCAAATTCAGAAGAGCTTGAAGAGCGAATAGAAGCTGTTAAAGAAAAAATTAAAACAGAAACAAATTCGTTTTTTAGAAAGAAATTAGAACAACGATTATCAATGCTTTCCGGTCAAGTTGGTATCATTAGAGTAGGTGCTGATTCTGAAGTAGAAATGAAAGAAAAGAAAGATCGTATTGAAGATGCAATATATGCGACAAAAGCCGCTTATAAAGAGGGTATTGTTCCAGGAGGAGGTATTGCTTTATTAAATGCATCAAAAAATATAAAGCCAAAGAATAAAGGTGAAGAAGTTTTATTAGAAGCTATTCAAGCGCCTTATAAAACAATATTAGAAAACGCTGGTATTATGATTGATTACATGCCAAACAAAAAAGGCTGGGGTATAAATGTAGTTACAGGTAAAAATTCTAATATGATTAAAGCAGGTATTATAGATCCTGTTTTAGTTACAAAGTCCGCGTTAAAAAATGCAGTTAGTGTTGTTACTACAATTATATCTGCCGATTGTGTAATCAGTAATAAAAGATTAGCATAATGCAGGCAATTAATTATTATGTAGTAGTTGACAAGATTAAAGAAGCTCCGAAGAAAGTAGGTGGTTTAGAGTTAACTGAAAAACAAAACAAAGACGTAAGATACCTTAGAGCTGAAGTTATAAGTGTTGGTAATTTAGTACCTGATATAAAGAAAGGTGATATTATAAGATATGATAGGCACGCTGGTCACGGGATTGAATGGGGTGAATCTTTGTATTATGTATTAAAAGCACAAGATATAGTACTGGTAGAATGAGAATAACAGCTCAGGATATTCGTGATATGAATTTACTTAAGTATTACAGGCTTGTCAGAAGATGGGCNCGTAAGACTTATGGCTTTACCGATGCTGATTTAGAACTACTAGTTTACTTGGACTGTAAAAAATTATTTACACGTAATGATTTTATAAACGGTTCGTATACATACAGTTGGGATAAAAATAGATGGGAGAGGTTAAGAAGAGAAGGTTGGATAGATGTTTTTAAAGAACGAAATCGAACATCGTCTAAATACGCAGTGTATAAAGTATCTTTTAAAGGACAACAATTAATAACAAGAATATATCGTATTTTATTAGGTGAAGAAGATTTACCAGTATGTAAAGGAAGTAATGTATTCTATAATAATAAAACATATACAGATAAAGTCTTTAACAAGGCTATTGATGATATGATAAAAGATAAAGAAAGATAATGGCATTTAAACTTAAACACTTTTCAGACCTAGTAGGTATAGACAAAGAAACTTCTACATATAATACGCCAGTTTTTAAAAAGAACTTAGAAGGTGACATTATGGCAGAAGCAAATAACGATGGAACTATATTTATAGATAAGTCTTTAAAAGGTAAAGAAAAAGAAAAAGCCGTTGCACACGAGAAAGTACATATGGATCAGATGGCGCAAGGTAAATTGCAATACACTGATAATACGGTAACGTGGAAAAAAGATACAAGATCACCAGCCCGAGTTTATTCAAGAGCAACTATGAATGAGGGTGCTAAACAACTGCCTTGGGAAGATGAGGCTTATAAAAATTCATAATATGAGTAAATGTACACCAATAACAGCGAAAGCTAAACAATCACCATTCAAAGCGAATGAAGCTTTAATAAAAGGAGCGGCTTATGCTTACGGATCTGATAAAGGAGAGGACAAGCAAGTAACTGAAACTACAAAATCAAGCTATCAAGGCAAAAAAATGTCTGATGCAGAATGGAATGCTTTAACACCTGAGCAAAGAAGAAGAATGAATGCTAATGTAGGTGCAAACGAACAAGGGGAGATAGTTACAGAAACAACTAAAACTGTTCCAGGAGATGATTTAAATTACAGCGCTAAATTAAAAACAGCTGTAAAAGGAGATGTGTTTACACCTCAAGAACGACGTCAAGAATCTAGAGATACTAAAAAATCTTATAGAGACGAAAAAAGAGCAAGGCTAAAAGCAGCTAGAGCTAAAAATAGGTTAGAGGACGCTGAAAGTAAAGGTAATTCCAAAAGAACGGCACGTTTAAAAATAAAATCTGACATAGCTACTAAGAAGGCTGAAGATTTTACTGCAGCTTCAAAAAGAGGTAGTCTTTCTAAGCAATCAGGGTTAGCTCCAGGAGCAGGTAAAGCATATCTTTACGATAGAGATGTAAGTTTAGGAGAAAGAACCGAAACCCAACAGTTAGAACAAGCTAGGCAAGAGGCTTTAAAAAGATCTGGCTTTCCTATGAGATCTGGTTTTAAAATGAAAGGTTACGGTAAAAAGAAATAGTTATGGCATATATACAAAACAATTCACCATTCAAGAAGAAAGGAGATGCTCCTTCACGTAAAAAATCTAAAGGATATTACAACAAAGCAAATCCTACAGGAACTGGTGCTGCAGCAGGGGGGGGAATGACCTCTAAAGGAGTAAAAAAATATAGAGCAGATAATCCAGGTAGTAAATTAAAAACTGCTGTTACTAAAGATCCTTCTAAATTAAAACCAGGGGGTAAAGCTGCTAAAAGAAGAAAAGCGTTTTGTGCTAGATCTAAAAGTTGGACATCGGAAAGAGGTAGAGCTGCTAGACGTAGATGGAATTGTTAAAAAATAAATAAATATATATATTATGGCTTATAAGCAAAAAGGCTGTTCACCAATAACAGCGAAATTAAAAAGAACTACAAAAGGCGGTATGGTACAAGATCCTTTATTAAATGTTGGATCTGTAGCAAAAATGAAGGGTGATTTAAACAAAGATGGTAAAATGAGTGGTTATGAAACTGCTCGTCAAACAGCTATTGATAAATCAATGTCTTCTCCTGCAAAAATTACCAATGAACCATTCGGATCTAACTACCAAAAAAAAATGGCTCAAAATGCAGCAGATAGAAAAAAACAAGAATCGGATAGAAAAAATAAAAAATACGATTTAGCTAAAACACAATATGAGCTTAATAAAAAGACTGCTTTAAAAGCTCCTGACACTAGTTTGAAAGGTGTAGCAAATTCAGCTCAATATAGAAAAATTAATAAAGCAAAAAAAGAAATCGCAGGGTTTGAGTCTAAGTACAAAGATAGATATAAGAAAGAAGCAATACGAAATAAAAATATAAAAGCACAACCCGCTCCAAATTCAAGCGGAGGCTTTCCAGGTGTACCTAAAGCTAGTAATGTAAAGACTAATCCCTTATCAAGTGGATATAGCTTTCCTAAAAATAAAGATCCTTTTAAAAACGATCCATTTAAAACTGATACTCCTAAAAACGATCCCCCTAAGACAACTAAAAAAACTTCATACGATGCAGCCTACAAAAATAGGGATATGAAAACTTATGGTAAAATGGATAAAGCTACTTATATAAAAGAAGCTAAGCGTCAAAATGCATCTAAAAAAGCCGGTAAAGGATGGGATGTTAAAAGCAAAAATAAAGCTACACCACCTAGAAAAAAAGCGGTAGCTCTTGATCCTATGAAAACTAAGTCACGTACAACTATTAAACCTAAAGTTGAAGAAGTATCTAAAGCTAAAGCAAATAAGTTGACTAGAGCTGCAGGTGTTAGAGCTAAAGGTGAAGCTGCATTAGCTAGTGGTAATGTAAGAAAAGCCAGAAGATTAAAAAGAAGAGAAGAAAGAATTAAGAAAAGAGCAGCAAGAAAATAATATTATGAACAAGATATTTAAGTGGCTTACGGGAAGTCTTATAAAAGACCTAGGTGGCGTTATAGATAATCTAACAACTAGTAAAGAAGAAAAACTAGAAGCTCAAAGGAAGATAACTGAGATTCTTGAGAAAGCTGATAAAGAAGCGCAAGAACAAGTTACTGAACGATGGAAAGCTGATATGGATAGTGATAGTTGGTTATCTAAAAACATTCGTCCTTTAGTACTTATATATCTAACATTTATATTTACTATATTATCTTTTTTTGATGGTAATATAGGAGGTTTTAAAGTAGCTAAAGAATACATTCCAATATTCCAAACATTGCTAGTTACCGTATACGGAGCTTATTTTGTAGGAAGAACGTGGGAAAAATCTAAAACCGTTACAAAAAACAAATAACACGTAATTAATATCTTAAGTATAACAATTAAATTTTATAAAAATGAGTAAATTAACAGAAGAACAATTAAAAGAGTTGCAAGGAGCAATTGGTAAAGTAAATAACTTCCAAATGCAATTAGGTGGAATCGAGTTACAAAAACACGAATTACTACACGGAGCTCAACAAGCAACTACTGAACTACAAGCAATGCAAGCAGAACTAGAGAAAGAATACGGTGCTGTTTCTATTGACATCCAAACAGGAGACATTAAAGAGAATGAGCCTAGTAAGGAAAATTAGTATAGGTAGAGACTATAAGAATGACGCCATGCACTATTCTGTTGGACAGGAAGTGTATGGTGGCCATACTATAGTTAATATAATAGAAGACGAAGATAAGTACTCTATATTTATAAAGAAAAAAGATGAGATATTGCCATGGAAGGAATTCAATAAGAATATGGCAATTGCAGTAGAATTTGATTTAGAATATTAATGAAAGGAATGTTTAATTTTGTTATAGAGCCTTTCGAAGGAAGATATGACAATAAGAAGAGCATTGACGGATCTGAACTTATTTTAAACACAGAATTACACAATCATAATTATGTTAGTAGGATAGGAGTTGTAAAATACGTATGTCTTGATAATCCAAACAACATAAGTGAAGGAGATAAAGTTGTTGTACACCACAATGTTTTTAGAAGGTTTAGAGATATTAGGGGTGTTGAAAAAAACAGCAAAAGTTATCACGAAGAAAATACGTACTTTGTACATCCCGATCAAATATTCGCTTTTAATAAAGGTGAAAAATGGGAAGCTTGTAAGGGGTTTAACTTTGTAAAACCTGTAAAAGAAACTAAAATGTTTTCTACAGATTTTGAAAAACCTTTAATAGGCGTTATTAAAACAGTTGACCCTGAATTAACTAATGTTCAAGAAGAAGATCTAGTTGGTTTTAAACCTGGTAGTGAATATGAGTTTATCATAGACAACCAGAAATACTACAGAGTGCCAACCAATTCAATTACAATTAAATATGAACGTCAAGGAAACGAAGAAGAATATAATCCAAGCTGGACAAAAAGCAGTTGAGGAATTAATAAAAGTAGCTAAGGAAGCTATTGTAGACTCAGATGATGATATATCTGCAGACAGATTAAAAAACGCTGCAGCTACAAAGAAGTTAGCTATTTTTGATGCTTTTGAAATATTAAATAGGTTACAAGAAGAAGAAAACTTACTTGAGAATAAACCTAAAGAAGATAACGCTAAGCAAGCTTTTAAAGGGTTTGCAGAAAAAAGATCTAAATAATGTACGAGCAAGACTTGTACAAGGTGATAACACCTATAAGAAGTAACACTATTTCAAGGATGAATAGGTCTAAGAAATGGAAGTACGGTTACAATAAAGAACACGATGTAGTTGTTATAAGTAGAACTGGTACAATAGGCGAAATATATAATATACAGAATTTAAAAATCGCTCTACCACCTGAACCAAAAAAAATTGATAAAACAAATAGCAAATGGACTCCACAGGAATATCCTAAAGAGCTAAAAGCTATAAATAGTGTATTTGACTGGAGAGATTATCCGGACGCTTTTAAAGAGTCGTGGGAGCCTTATATAGATGAAGAATTCAGACGCAGAGATGAAGGGCACTGGTTTTGGAATAAAAATAAAGCAACTTATATAACAGGTACACATTATATGTACTTGCAATGGTCTAAGATTGATGTTGGTAAACCAGACTTTAGAGAAGCTAATAGATTGTTCTTCATATTCTGGGAAGCCTGTAAAGCGGATGATAGATGTTACGGAATGGCTTATTTAAAAAACAGACGTTCTGGTTTTTCTTTTATGGCTTCAGGAGAAACGGTAAATCAGGCAACAATATCTAGTGATGCAAGGTTTGGTATTTTATCAAAGTCTGGTAGCGATGCGAAAAAGATGTTTACAGATAAGGTTGTACCTATATCTTCTAACTATCCTTTTTTCTTTAAACCAATACAAGATGGTATGGACCGTCCTAAAACAGAATTGGCTTATAGAATACCAGCTAGTAGATTAACTAGAAAATCTATAAAAACAAAATCTGAGCAAGAATTACTTGAAGGATTAGATACAACAATTGACTGGAAAAATACAGGTGATAACAGTTATGATGGTGAGAAACTAAAGTTATTAGTTCATGATGAAAGTGGTAAATGGGAAAAGCCTGACAATATATTAAATAACTGGCGAGTTACTAAAACGTGTTTAAGATTAGGTTCTAGGATTATTGGTAAGTGTATGATGGGGTCAACATCGAATGCATTAGACAAAGGAGGTGAAAACTTTAAAAAGTTATATCAATCATCTGACGTTACCAAAAGAAACCGTAATGGTCAAACTAAATCTGGGTTATATGCATTGTTTATACCAATGGAATGGAACTTTGAAGGATTTATAGACGAATATGGTATGCCTGTATTTAATACACCAGAGGAACCTTGCAAGGGACCTTTAGGGGATGTTATAGACATAGGGGTTATAGAACATTGGGAAAATGAGGTTGATGGTTTAAAAGGAGATCAAGATGCTTTAAACGAATACTACCGACAGTTTCCTAGATCTGAGGATCACGCTTTTAGAGATGAAGCAAAAAATAGTATATTTAATTTAGCAAAAATATACGAACAGGTTGATTATAATGAGGATTTGCGTAATACTAATGTAGTTACTACTGGTAGCTTTCAATGGGAAGACGGAATAAAAGATACAACAGTTAAATTTACACCTAACCCTAATGGCAGATTTAAAGTTACGTGGGTACCTAGTTTAAACTTACAGAATAGACAAATAATAAAGAAAGGTATAAAATATCCAGGTAACGAACACATGGGCGCTTTTGGTTGTGATAGTTATGATATATCAGGAACAACAGACGGTAGAGGATCTAAAGGAGCATTGCATGGATTAACTAAGTTCAGTATGGAAGACGCACCACCTAATACTTTCTTTTTAGAATATGTAGCTAGACCTCAAACAGCTGAGATATTTTTTGAAGACGTTTTAATGGCTTGTGTATTTTACGGAATGCCAATATTAGCTGAAAACAATAAACCTAGATTATTGTATTATTTTAAAAGAAGAGGTTATAGAGGTTACTCTATGAATAGACCTGATAGAATTTGGAATAAACTATCTACAACAGAAAAAGAAATTGGTGGAATACCAAACTCTAGTGAAGATATAAAGCAAGCCCATGCTGCTGCAATTGAATCATATATAAATCAATATGTAGGATTAAAAGAAGACGGACAATATGGATCAATGTATTTCTCTCAGACTTTAAATGATTGGGCTAGGTTTGATATAAACAATAGAACAAAATTTGATGCTGCTATTAGTTCGGGATTAGCAATTATGGCTTGCAACAAAAACTTGTATAGACCTGTTGCTCAGGTTCAAAAGCAAAAATTAAATTTAAAAATAGCTAAGTACACCAATAATGGTGCATTTTCAAAATTAATAGAAAAATAAAAATATGGCTGAGTCAGTTATAACAAATTATTTTCCAAGCCAGATAGCTAGCGATGCGGAAAAGATGTCTATCGATTACGGAACATCTGTAGGTAGAGCTATCGAAAACGAGTGGTTTAGATCAGATAATGGTCTTGGTAGATTTAAGAGTAATCAAAATACATTTCATAATTTAAGATTGTACGCTAGAGGTGAACAGTCTATACAAAAGTATAAAGATGAATTATCTATTAATGGTGATTTGTCTTATTTAAATTTAGACTGGAAGCCAGTACCTATTATACCTAAATTTGTAGATATAGTAGTTAATGGTATTTCAGAAAGATCTTTTGATGTTAAAGCATATTCACAAGATCCATACGGAGTTGAAAAAAGAACGAAGTATATGGAATCTTT